GCGTTCCCTCCGGGCCAAGCGCCACGCCCAAAATCCCGCGCCTTTGGCCACGCCACCGGCGAAGCCACAAAGCGCCGCCACAGCGACGGCACGCCATACCACCGGGTCGCCGAACCAGCTCAGCATCCCCGCACCCATGCTGAGCACTATCGTCATCAATGGATTATCGTGGTGCGCACTCATTGAATAAGGAGTTCGATCGCGGCATCGCTGTCGCATTGCATTTGGAAGCCGATCATGCGAGGTCGACCTGGCAGTTGGCTGAAGTTGACAGAGCGGATCACCAGGCGCTCGATGCCGCGCCGGTTGAACAGCGGTGCGGTAACGCCAATGCTGTCAGCCAGCCGCTCGAACTCCAGCAGCCGTTCCTCCATGGCCTCTATTGTGGTGGCATCATTAGGATGATTCGCCTCATCGAGCATGATGCCGCTGATGCGGATATCCCAATCCCCGAAGCCATAGACCTCCTTCACGCTGCCGGAGCTGGCGGACACCTGCGTCTTGGTCACGGTCTTCGTGGTGCTCATCTCCACCACGCTGCTCACCGGCAAGCGCAGCTCACCCATTTCCACCTGCTCCACCCGGCCATCCGTGGCGTAACGTTTAAGGACGCCGCCCTTGAAGGTGATCGGGTACAGGATCGGCGTACTGATGGAGCTCATCGGTTGCACCTGGTCGTCGGGCACCACCTGAATGCCCGCGAAGCTCACCTGCGGCGCTTCCTGCTGTGCGGCCTCGGCGATGCCGGGGAAGGTCACAGGCCGAGCGATGCCGTACAACAGCGAGAGGGCGGAGGGAATGCTGAAGCGCGGCTCTTGCATTAGCCCATGCTGTATTGAGCGTCGTTCAACTTCTGCACCAACGCACCCACCACGCGATCAGCAGCAGCGCGCGCCCCCATGTTGCCGTCCTTGGGCAGGCTGAACACATTGTTCATGGTGATCGTCATGGTGATGGTGCGCCCGCTGCCCCCGTCGCCGCCCACCGTGACGCCCTTCCCGTCCCCCTTGGCATCGCTCCCACCCACCAGCTTCCCCGCGCCGAGGTTCGAACCGGATGGAGGTACCACATCCATGGCGTCCATGCCTGCGGTACCCGTCGCTGCTTCCTCCGCCTTGTCGGCACGGAACGACTTCCGTCCTTCGGCATCTCCCTTGGCATAAGCGAGGCCCATACGAAGACCCATACCCTCGCTCTGCTTGACGGCCTCCTTGACCGCAGTGAATGGCGACATTATGTTGTCGACCATTCCTTTGCCGAACTGCTCAACACCGCCCTTCAGTTGCTCCCAGCCTTTATCCGTATCGCCGGTGATCATCTCCCACACACCACCGAGAGCACCGCCCACACCCTTCACCATCTCAATGATGCCGCCGAATGCCGCCTTCACCACTTCCCATATCCCACTGAACACCTCCTTGGTCGACTCCCAGAAGCCATACAGGAACGCCCTGAACCCCTCGAAGTGGTTCCAGCAGTAGACCGCAGCGGCGACCAAGGCACCGATGGCCACCACCACGATACCGATCGGGTTGCTCAACATCGCCGCGCCCAGCTTCAGGAAGCCGGTCACGCCGGTCTTCAGGGCGCTGAACAGTTTGGTGTCCATGATCATCGCCAGCCCCTTCTGCGCGTTCGCCAGGTCCGCGATCATGCTGATGCTGGAGAAGCCTGTGTTCATAAAGGGAAGGAAGCTCTCCGTGGCATTGAACACGGAGATGCCGAAGTCGCTGAACTGCGCCTTCCACCGGCTCATACGCTCGGCGTAGGTGCCCATCACAGTAGCAGCTTGCTCCGTGGCCGTGTTGGTGCCGGTGATCTTGGTGGTGTATTCGCCCAGCAGGTCCGTATTGCCGATCATGGCCTGTGCGCCCGCAGCGTTCTCCCGCCCGAAGAGCTTTACCATCAAGGCCGTGTCGTTCGCCACGGGCTTCAATAGCTCCAAACGCTCCTTCAGGGTCAGCGAGGTATCGCCCAGGGCGTTGATGCTGATACCCGCATGCTTCAGCTCCTTCTGCACATCGTCCGGAAGGAAGCGGCCCTGGCTCAGGATGGAGAGCGTGTTCTTCAGCGCTACCCCGCCCTCACTGGCCTTCAGTCCGGCTTTGTCCAACACCTCCAGTGCCGCCGCGGTCTCCTCATAGTTCAGACCAGCACGCATGGCGGTGGCACCGGCGCGCATCATACCATCCTTCAATGCAGGCAGTTCGGCACTGCCCTCCTTTGCTGCTGCGGCCATGACGTTCATGATCCGCGTCATCTCCTTGGTCGCGTTGGCGGGGTTCGTCAGGTCCACGCCGAACTGGTTCATCACCGTGGTGAGCACCTCGGTAGCGCCAGCCGTATCGCCGCCCATGGTCTTGCCGAGCAGGATGGCATTGCGGGCCATGTCGTTCAGCAGGGCGGGCTGTTTGGCCAGTTCCGGGCTGAGCTGCGACAGGAGCAGCTTGTACGTGTTCACCGAGTCCGATGCCTCGCCGCCGAGCTGCTTGGTCAGCTCGCGGGCCATGCCGCCCACATCGTCGAGGTCCTTGCCCGCCAGCCCGGTGATGGCGCTCAGGTCCGCCATACTGCTTTGGAAGCGGATGCCCGGCTCCACGGCCTCGTTCAGCTTGTTGCCGATGGTCTGGAAGCTCTGCGCGATGGCGCTGATGTCGATCGCACGGGTCTTCTCCAGCCCGCCGTTCAGCTTCTTCACACCGGCGTTCACGCCGTCCAGTTCCTTCTGCGTGGCCGCAAGCTCCTTCTTCAGGCTGCCGCGCTCGGCGGCATCCTTGCTGCTGCGGATCCGGCTGCCCAGGTCGCGCATCTTGTCCTCCAGCTCCTTGGTCTTCTGGATCGGTGCGATGATGTCCGTCACCAAGGCGCGCATGGCACCGTCCACCGTGCCCTCCAAGCCGGACACGCTGCCCTGTGCGGCCTGCACGCTCTGCTTCACATGCCCGAAGCCGCTGGTAGCCGCGCTATCGATCGCCCCGATACCCGGCACCACCCTGCCGAACTGCGTTTGCAGCTTGGTAAGGTCGCCGAAGATCCCTTGCAGGATCTCGATATCAATGGTGATCTTCTCGGCCATGCGCTATTTGATCAGGCCGAGGCGCTTCCCCAGCAGCTCAGCCTTATGGTGGAGCAGCCAGCTTGCCTCGGTCCATCGGTCGATGAACTCCTCGTCACTCAACCCCGAAGGGTCGATCCCGAACTCGCTGCGTACCAGGGCGCAGCCCTTGCGCAACTGGTCGGCGTCCGGGCTGGGATCTATTCCCCGGAGCCGTATGGCTCCCCCACCTCCGCCTCCAGCACGCGGAAGATGCCCGCCACCGCCTTCACGGCGGCCAAGTGGACCTCCTCGTCGGTATCCATGGCAGGGTCCGCTGCCAGCTTGCAGGCGCTGTACAGTGCATCGCCGATGGCGAGCGGGTTGGCGGCAGTGGAGGCCGCGCTCATGTCCATCAGCCTCGGCTTGCGGAACAGGCCCACGCGGGTCTTCCCGTCCACCTTCACCACCACGGGGTAAACCCTGCCGTGCTTGGCCTCCAGCGCCTTCAGCTGCGCTTCCGTTACGCCTTCCGGCAGTTCCTTCTTCTTGCTCATTGGGGGGGGATCGTTAAGTGTCGGGGTCTATTCCACGTTCCAGTCGATGTGCGTGCAGAACGTGGGCATCTCCACGGGGACGCTCTTGTCCCCTTGGCTCAGGTCACGGGCCTGGCCGGTGAACTGGAAGTTGCGGATCACGTCCTTCGTGACCTTGCCGTTGCGCATGGTGAGCACGGGGAAGTCCGTGGGCGGCACGTCCTGGATGCGAAGTCCGGGAGGCAGGCTGGCCATTATCGCGTCCACCTCCTCCTTCAGCAGGGTAAGGCCGCACTCGGCCTTGTAGTTTCCCGTGCCGCTACCGATGGGCATGTTGCCGCCGCCGTAGACGGCCTCCTTCTCGGTGCTGTCCTTGTAAGAGACCTTGCTCACGCCTACGAGCTTGCGCCCAAAGAGGACGAATTGGTGGTCGCGCCACCCTGCAACGTTGCCGAAATTGTTGACCACTTCCATTATGCTGCTTGTGCGGGGTTGGTGAATCCGATCTCTCCTTCGATCTCCTTGGCAATGCCTTGCGGCACGATGCGGAGCTTGGTGACCACCTTGCCCTGGGCGATCACGTCCTGGGCGGGGTCAAGTACGAAGCGGTAGCTGGCGATCTCGCCTTCCGCCACCAGCGTATCGAGCTGCCGCTTGGCGGCGGCATCCCAATCGGCGAGGGTGGCCGGTGCGATCTTGCCGTCCGGCGCTGTGAATACGCGGCTGTTTATCCGGGGGATCAGGGCGCGGCGCACCATGCGCGCGGCCTCGTTCCAGATCCGGTTGATGTGTACGGTGTTGTAGTCGTCCGTACTGGTGGTGCAGGTTGCGTCGGCGTTCAGGTACACGCCGGGATAGCCTTCATATCTACCAGCATAGCTGTACGCATTGGTGGTGTACAGGGTGCGCCGGTTCTGCGGCACAGTTGTGAACGTCTCGCCCGTGCTGAGACCCACCTTCATCCACCGGTTCTTGCGGATGTCCACCATGCTGTAGTTCTCGCTGCCCCGGCGCTCGCTGGGGTAGCGCTCAAGCGTCAAGCTGCCCTTGCTCTCGCTCAGCATACGGACGCCGATACTGGCCAGCTCAACGCCCACGGCAGCCGTGCGCAACAGGCCCGGCTCCGCGAGCGGTTCCAGGTAGCCGAAGTCACAGGCCACCGTCACCACCACCTGCGGGCAGTCAATGGCCTTCAGGTCCACGTTCACAGCAGGGTTGGCCCATGCACCTTCGACCACTACGGTATCCACGTACACATTGGCGGTCCGCCACTTCTCCGCCCAGGTCTGGGCGGCTGCGGCCACGGTGAGCACCGGGGGCGCGAAGCCGCTGGTGAGCACATAGGCAACGCCGGGGTCCGGGTCCAGCCCGAATACCACGCCAACGAAGCGCAGGCTGTTCTGCGACATGGCCATCAGTTGGTCCGCCGGTCCGTCGTCGGCGAAGATGTCCGCGTCCGCCACGGCACTGCCATTGTGGACGTACAGCTTGCCGTCAGGGTTCAACCGGAAGTATTCGCTCACGTGGTAGTAGGTGAGTGCCGAGCATCCAGCGGCCACCGCGTTCGCGTCCGTGGCTGCGCTGAGGCCGAGCGCCACGGCGTCGTCCACACTGTTCAGCTCGTGGTTGGTGTCCAGCGGGAAGGTAGTGGCCACGGCATAGCCGTTGGCGATCACCATGCTGCCCACGTTGCGGTCACTGGGCGCTTGCTGCCCGAGGCCGCCGCCTATCTTGATGATCTTAGGTCCGAGGAAGCTCATTCAATTCGTTTTAGATGCCGGTTCAATGCCGTTGCACGGACCTTATTTCTTCTTCTTCGACGTCTTGGCGGGAGCCTTGTCGGCCTCGGCCTTTGCGGCTTCCGCTTTGGCTTTCGCCTCTGCCTCCTCCTTGGCCTTGGCGGCTTCGGTATCCGCTTTGGCTTTCGCCTCTGCCTCCTCCTTGGCCTTGGCGGCTTCGGTATCCGCTTTGGCTTTCGCCTCTGCCTCCTCCTTGGCCTTGACGGCTTCGGTATCCGCTTTGGCCTGTGCGGCCTTCTCCTTGGCAATGCGCTCGCCTTCCAGCTTGGCATTATCCTCGGCGCTCATCACCACATCGCTCCGGTCGCGCTCCACACGCACCGGCTCGGGCATGCCGCTTTGGGCAGCATGGTTGGTGGCGTAGTTGGCGTTCAGAAAGGCTTGGCCATCCTCGGTCACATACACCTCCTTGGCGTCGGCGTACTGTGCCAGCACGGCACGGGCGGCGCTGCTCATCAACTTGTTCATCGCTCTAAAAGGGTTTGATGTAGAATCGGGAAAGAGCTACCAGCGCAGCCAACACCAGCGCTCCGTAGAACCACCATGGCAAGCGTGTCTTCACCACCTTGGTAACAGTGGTCACCGTCGTGTCCTGGTGCTCCTTGGTCCAAGTGTCCCAAAGCCTCGCCTTGATGGCATCGCTGTCGCACACGCAGTCCGCTTCGACTCGCCCGTCCAGCACGCTCAGCGTACTGGTGGCGCGACCTTTGGTCTTCGTCCGTGGCGGCACGTCCGGCACCTGCACGGGCAAAGGCAGGGTTTGATGCACGGCTTCCCGTGGTACGGGCAGCAGCGTATCCCGAGGTATTTTGACGACGGTGGTCTCGGTATGCGAGACGGTATCCGTCGTTACCCGGCGCGTGGTCTTGCACGCTGCCAGTACCAGTAGCGCGCACAGCGCCAGCATCTTGTATGTAGTTCGTGATCGCATAGACCTTGCTGAGTTGGCGGCGGCGAGCGTAAACGCCGTCACCGTCGCGGCTTCCGGGTTCACTGGTATTCCCCTCCACCGTAGTGATGTACCTACCGTCGAAGCCCGTAACGATACCCACGTGGCCGACCCGGCCAAGGCTCTCGAAGTAGAGGCTGAACACATCGCCGGGCATAGGCATGCGGGACGCCTTACGGGGCGTCCATACCCGTGCGGAAACCCCGGAAAACGCAGGGGACCAACCCGTGGAAGGGTTGCGCACGCCACAGGCCGACAGATGATAGCTGACGAACGCGGCGCACCAGGGCGCTCCCTTCTTCAGGTGTACAAATGCGAGATATTCCTCCACCTCCGGTCCGTCGTTATGACCGGTAGCTTCGCGGACGCCAACGGCATCCTGGGCCGTGCTCACCACGCAATCCCGCTGGCGGTAAGGAGCTGCGGCACTGGCCGTGTTGCAGGCGCTCATGGCCAGCAGCACCAAGGAGAGCAGCAGCATGGCGAACGTGCGCATGCTCAGGCTCATCTTCTGGTCACCGGTCATCTTGTCAAAGCCGTTGTACACGTCCGACTTCAGGTAGCGATAGCCTTTGGGCAACACCACCCGCAGGGCAAGCCAAGCGGAGGTGGTGTAGATCACCAAGCGGAGCAGCGTCCACACCACCGTCTCGGTCTCAGCGGCCAGGTCGTACTGGCCCGTGGTGGGCCAGTACGTGCGACCCAACCAGCGGACGAGCAGCAGCAGCAGACTGATCAGCGTGATGGCCACCAGCTCCTCCTTGTATGTCCTCAGGTTCTTCACGGTCGCTTAGATGCTGTCGCTCACGATCGCTCCGAAGCCGAGGTTCTTCAGCGGGGCCACCACGTGGTAGACCTGGAAGCCCACCACGCTCTCACGCATGGTCGGGTTGGAATACTTGTCCTGGTAGAACATCTCCACCGTGCCCGTGGCCTGGAAGGCGCGGGGGGCGAAGAAGCAGGTGCTGGAGTTGCGGTCGGTACCCACGGCTGCTGCGCCGAAGGCCTTCTTCGCGTTGCTCGCGTCGAAGATGGCAGGGGTCACGTCCTCGAAGATGTCGAAGCCGTAGAAGCGCCCGATGATGCTACCCTCCGCCGTGTTGTTGTACCGGAGCTGGAAGCTCTGGTCCTCCAACAGGAGGTCGCTCACGTGGTCGGCGCACAGGATCAGCACGCGGCCCTGCTTCGGCACCTTCAGGTTGTCGAGCTTCTGCTTGAGCGCGATCAGGTCGGCGCTCTTCATGCGCTTGCGGCTGTTGCCATTGTCCACACCGGTGGTGCTCACCAGCGGGGAGCTTGCCGTGTTACCGGCAGGCGTGAGGTTCCAAAGGCCATGGGCGGCGGTGCGCTCCACCAGGGTCTCCCGGTGCTGTGCGATCACGCTGCCTTCCTTGTCGTAGGGCAGTGCCTCCATCTCGTCGCGGGTCACTTTCGTGTTCTCCGTGTCGTACTTGTACAGTGCAAGGGGCAGCGTGTTGTCATTCCGCCCGGCAGTGGGGATGGGATAGACCGCGTTGTTGATCAACACGTTCGGGTCCGCCCCGATCTCCTGGAGATTGATCACGTTGTTGCCCACGTACTGGTCCTTACGCGGTACGCGGCTCAACCACGTGGGGCTGCTGCGGAACGCGGTGATCAGTTCGGCCTCCCACATCTGCCGCAGCACCACTGCGGAGGCGATACCCTTGGGGATGGGCGCGAAGCTGAGCAGCACGGAACCCACGGCGCAACCGGCGAAGGCCGTGCCCATGTCCATGCCGGTGACGTTGGATGCCACGCTGGCCACCAGGAAGGTGAAGAGCAGGCCGGTGATGAAATTGATGATCTTCATGTTCGTTCTAATGATCCGTCGTTTGGTTCTCGTTCGGTTCTGTGTTGATCAGGGTCAGGGTCAGGCTTTGGGCAGCTCCGGCTTCCTACCGTAGCGGTCCTCGTACAGTGCGCTGAACTTGTCCGGGTCGGTGGTCATCATGCCCCGAAGTCCGGCGTTGTCCTTGTCAGCCCAGTCCTCGTACTTCCAGGCGTCACGCACGGCCTGCTTTGTGGCCGTGGTCGCAGCACCGGCCTGCACCTCCTTCGCCATTTCGGGCGCGGCGGTAAGGCTTTCCACTTCGGCCTTAGTGGCATCGAAGGCGGCGGCGAACTTCTGCTCGTAGCTGGCGCGGTGCGCCTCGGTGAGCTTGCGCTCGGCCACGGCCTTGTCCAAAATGGACTTCACCTCGTTGGTCCGCAGCTCCTTGGCGGTGGCCACGTGGCGGTCGTTCGCGGTCTTCAGTTCATTCACCCGCGCAAGCACCTCGGCCTCGGTCGCGGTGTTGGGCATGCCGAGTGAGGCACGCATGGCTTCGATGTTCATCCTGTCGTTGTTGTGTTCGTGTTGTGCTTGCTTGGGCAGCTTGTCCTTGGGGCATCCGCAGGCCGCCATGCGCGCCAGCGTCTCCTCGTCCACGCTTTCCGTGTAGTCGTCCACCAGGCCGTCCACGAAGCCTTGGGCCACGGCTTCCTCGCCGGTGTACCATTGCTCGCCCTTGGACCAAATGGCCTCGATCTCGTCCTCCGTCTTTCCGGAGCGCTTGGCATAGGCCGCGCGGTATTCCTTGGTGATGTCGCCCAGGGCCTTCAGGTCGCTGGCCACCACGTCCTCGTTGCCGCGCACCTCGGTCTCCGGCTTGTGGATCATGTAGGCCGTGTACTTCTGCAACTTGAACTCGTCCAAGTGCGCACCGATGTAGGTTGCGGCGCTGGCCACCATGGCCCCGCCTTCGCCGGTGACGCGGCCACCGAACGCCCGCACACTGGCCACGATGCGCTTGGCCTCCAATACGGAGCCGCCCTCGCTGTCGATGTACAGGTGCGCGTCGGCGATGCCTTGCGCTTTCAGTTCCGCGATGCTGCGCTCGAACTCCTTGGCGTTCGTCTCCCGGAAGGAGGCGATCATGCCGTCGATGCGGATGTCCGCACGGCGACCATTGGCCTGTGCGGTAATGCGGAGCGGACGCTTTTTCACCATCGAACGGCGCAAACATCACACCTTGGGAAAGCCTCTACCAAATCAAGAAACCATAGTGCGTGGCGACCGCCCCGCACCATAGGGATATTGATGCGCGCGCGAGCCATAGTGCGGCCAAATTCGCAGCATGGCGAAGGACGAAGAGCGCACGGTCGCGCGCATCCTGTTCGTGGAACAGGGCACCAGCAGGAAGGACATCGCCGCCCGGTTGAAGGTGCGCGAGAAGACCGTGGGCGAATGGGCCACCAAGGGCGGATGGGAGGACCAGCGCACCGCCTACCTCACCAACAGTCAGAACGTGGAACGCGCCCTGCGCGGGCTGATACAGACTTACAGCGGACAGCTCACCCTGCTGGAGGAACTCGGCGGGGACCCCAAGGAAAAGGCCCGGTTGGTGGACGCCTTGGTGAAGACCAGCAAGACGCTCGAAGTGGTGCGCAGCGAGAACGACATCACCCTCGGTGTGCGCCTCCGCGTGATGGAGTGGGTGTTCGCCGAACTGCAACGCCACGATCAGGCCATGCACCTGAAGCTCGTAGACTTCCAGGCCGGGCTGTTGGATGAAGCCGCACGCCTGCACGCATGAAGGACGAAGACCTGTTCGAAGTCATTAGTGACATTGGCCGGATCGTACTGCTGATCATGGCGGGCATGGCGCTGTTTGCAGCCGTAGCCCAATGCATCACCATTGCCGCTCATCAACTCTTAGTGCCATGAGCAAGAGGACGCGGGACAGGAAGGCCGGGGAACGGCTGATGGCCAGCTACCGGCGCAGGCTGGAGATCCTGCGCAACAGCGGCAGCTTCAACGCCTTTGAAACGAAGGATGAACAGGCCGACCGCATCGCTGCGGCCAAGGCCGACCCGGTCACTTTCGCCGAGACCTACCTGCCGCATTACACCACCAGCAAGTGCGCAAGCTTCCAGGAAGAGGCGGCAAGGCGCATCCTCCGCACCAGCGACATCCGCATCGTACTGCGCTGGGCGCGGGCACACGCCAAGAGCGTGTGGGCGGACGTGATCATACCCCTGTGGCTGTGGGCGCGTGGCGAACCGATGTACATGGTGATCGTGGGCAGCAGCGCCGACCGCGCCAAGACGCTGCTCAGCGATGTGCAGGCTGAGTTCGAGGCCAACCCCCGCATCATTCACGACTTCGGCGACCAGCAGATGGCCGGGAACTGGCAGGACGGCTCCTTCAGTACACGCGGCGGCTTCGTGGGCGTGGCCCTCGGCATGGGCCAGAGCGTGCGCGGCCTGCGCAAGCGGGCGCTCCGCCCCACCTATGTGGTCCTGGACGACTGTGAGACCCGGCAGCTCTGCAAGAACCCCAAGCGCGTGGGCGAGATGGTGACGTGGGTAGAGACCGATGTGCTCGGCACCATGGACGGACCGGTGCAGCGCTTGGTGATCGCGAACAACCGCTTCACGCGGGACATGATCCAGACACGCCTGCTGGAGCGGCACAAGGAGTGGGTGCTGCACGAGGTGAAAGCCTACGACCCGGTGACCTACCTGGCTACTTGGCCGGAGAAGTACGGCACCGACGACACCTACTGGCGCGACATGGAGCGCAAGAACGGCACCCTCGCCGTGCGTGCGGAGTACCAGCACGAGCCGCACCAGGAGGGGGCCATGTTCAAGGACGAGATGATCAACTGGGGCAGTGCCCCGCGCCGCGACCACATGCAGCTGATCGTGGGCCATTGGGATGTGGCCTACGCAGGCACCGCCACCGCCGACTACAACGCCGTGCGCGTGTGGGGACTGGACCAGGACAACCGCTACTGGCTCCTCGCCACATTCTGCAAGCAGAGCAAGATGGTGGACGCCGTGCGCTGGATGGTGCAGTACGACCGCGACCTGCCGGACAGCGTTGTGGTGCAGTGGCAATACGAGAGCCAGTTCTGGAACGATGCCCTGGAGGCCACGCTCCGCGAAGTGGAGAAGGCCGAACAATACCACCTGCTCATCAGCAAGGCCGAACGCAGCAAGGCCAATAAGTACGACCGGATGCTGAGCATGCACCCGTATTACCAGCAGGGCCGCATCTGGTACAGCGACAAACTGAAGGGCGACAGCGACACCACCGTAGCACTGGACCAGTTGAAAGGCATCGAACCGGGCTACTCCGGGCACGACGACGCACCCGATGCCGACGAGCAGGCCATCAGCATACTGAGCCGCGAGGTGGCCGTGCGCGATTATGCCGATCCGGTCTTTGTTCCACGCCCCCGCCCACGCAACACCTGGTAACACATGGCCATCACCTACTCTTTCCTCACGCCCGCCGATGTGCTCAGCCGCATCCGCGACGAGCACCGCAACGACCTGGTGGACCGAACCGACCCCGCCAGCGAACCGCCCAGCGAGGCCACTGAGCTGAGCGTGGAGAGCCAGGCGATCGCCAAGGTGCGCAGCGTGTTGCACAACCGCTACAACGCCACCGCGCTGTTCGCCGCACAGGGCACCGCACGCAACCCGCTGCTCGTACTGCATGTGCTCAACATCTTCACGTACCTGCTCTACCGGCGCATCAACCCACGCAAGATACCTTCAGAGGTGAAGGACGACCACGACGAAACACTGGCTTGGCTGGAGCGCGTGGCCGATGGGAAGGAAGCACCCGACTTCCCTGCCGTGGAAGACCCCGAACTGGATGCCGGGATACCCCGCATCGGGGGTGGCTACATCCCGAAGGGGCATTACTTCTGATCCAACAAAGGCCCGTAGACCCATTTAAGCGCATTGAACTTGAACGATATGCAACTCGCTGGTACACCCGCCCGACAAGGGGTCTTTAAGCGCCTTAAAACGGCTCTTTCGCCTCGCCTGCTCCACCCCGCCCAGGAGCAGAGTGAGCGCATGCCCGACCTGGAGCAGTGGAACATGCCCCACCGCAGTGTGGATATGCAGGACTGGGAGGTGGCGAAGAACATGGCCCGCAACCTCCTGCGCCCCGACCGTGCCCGGCTGATGGACCTCTATGACAGCATCCTTGTGGACAGCCACCTGGCAAGCGCCATGGAGAGCCGCGTGTTGCGGGTGGTGCGCAGCAAGTACCGGCTGGAGAATGCCAAGGGCGAGGCCCAGCCCCAACTGCTACCCATGCTGGAGCAGCAATGGTTTGAGGACTTCCTCGGCTACGTGGCCGAGGCCGCGTTCCGTGGCCACACCCTCATCGAGCTGGGCGAACTGAAGAAGCCGGGGCAGCTCAAGGACGTGAACCGGATCAACCCCCGGAACGTGCTGCCCTACACCGGCATGGTGGTGCGCCGCCAAGGCGAGGAGGAAGGGTACAAGTTCCGCGAAGCACCGCTCAACGCCTACCTGATCGAGGTGGGCCGGGCTGAGGACCTCGGCATCTTGGAGCAGGTGGCACCGGCAGCAGTGATCAAGAAGTACGCCGTGGGAGCATGGAGCGATTACGTGAGCAAATACGGCATCCCTCCCCGCTGGATCAAGACGCCCAGCCGCGATGCCCGGCGCATCAAGCAGTTGGAAGAGGTGATGCAGCAGATGGTCAGCAGTGCCTATGGCATCTTCCAAGGCGACGAGGAGTTCGGCGTGATGCAGCCGCCCACGGGCGACCCGCACCAAGTGTTCGACCAGCTGATCACCCGGATGAACTCGGAGATCAGCAAACGCATCCTTGGCCAGGACGGCACCAGTGACAACAAGGATGCCAGCGGGACGTACGGCTCCCTCAAGGTGTTGCAAGGCGTGGCCGAGGACCGGCACCAGGCCGACAAGGCAGGCGTCCTCTACATCGTGAACAACGAGCTGTTCCCACGCCTTACCAACATGGGCTACCCCTTCGCGGGCATCCGCTTCCGCTGGGACGAGATGAGGGACATGGCCCCGATGGAGGTGGTGGATGCAGTGAGTAAGCTCGGCATCGTGTTCGACATCGATCCCAAGCATGTTGAAGAGCGCACCGGCATCAAGATCCTGGGGGCGCGGCGCATGCCGGGCGAGATCCCCGGAGCGCCGCCCGGCAACCCGCCCGGCAACGGCAGGCAGGGCGGCGGGCAACCTCCCAAGCCCACCGGCGATGCGGGTGGCGATGGTGAAGAGGCCGACGGTGATGGCATCACCGCAAGCTGGCCAAGGGAAAGCCTCGGCACCTGCGGCCTATGCGGCGGTGCGCGGGACATCACCGCAGAGGCCGGGCTGACACCACTGATCGAGGAAGACGCCGACCAGGTCCTCAAGGAGATAGAGGAGAGCGGTGGCCTGTTCAGCCAGCACTACTTCAGCCACACCGCGAACACGCTCGTGCCCGCGTTCGGCAAGGCGTGGGAGGGCGGCACACCAGTGGACCCCAATGCCATTGATACCGTAGCCCATACCGTGATGGAGGCGAACGTATACCGCTTCTCCGGGCTAAAAACCCGCGCCTTGGCGATGGAACTTAACGAGGTCGCCCGCACATCCAAGGGGTTCGCCGACTTCAAGCAGCGGGTAAAGGACAGTGGCAAGTTCGGCCAGTTCAACCGCTGGCGGGAGACCGAGTACGCCAATGCTGTCAATAGCGGCATGCAGGCCAGCCGGTACTACAGCATGAAGGACCGGGCGGACGCGCTACCCTACTGGAGGTACGAGACCATGGAGGACGGTCGTGTGCGCCAGGCTCACGCTAACCTGAACAACAAGGTTTTCCACCATGACGACACCATCTGGAACACGATCTATCCGCCCAACGGCTGGCGCTGCCGATGCAGCGTGACCCCCATCGACGACGATAGCGAAGTTCTCGAACGCGACGCCTATGAGGCATCGGGGTTCTTGGGAGAAGGTGAGGTGGCAAAGATGCGCAGCGCTGGATTCGGGTTCAACAGAGCGAAGCTCGGTGAGGTGTTCGAGGAAGGATCGGCGTATCGAAAAGAGATCAAGGAGGCGAACAGGAAGCGACGGGCTGCGGGCGAAGAGGAGCTGGAGTCGCCCGACCTGAGCTTGAGCGTGAGCTACGGTGCCGATGCCCCACGCCAAACGCTCGCCGCCATACGAACACGACCATTACCAAAGGAAGCTGCCTTTTCGGGCGGGGACTCCAAGCAGGTCGGCGACCAGCTATTCCGAGGTAAGGGAACGGCTTCATTTACCGACGCCTACGGCAGGCCGTGGAGCCTGGACAGACACAACTTCGACAAGCACATGAACCAGAATGTGCCGCGCTACAAAGCCAGTCCAAGGCACGAGACAGCTCACCTTATCGGGGAGGTCCTGTCCAACCCGGACGAGGTCTGGCTTGACGGAAAGAAGGATGGTGTGCCCGGAAAGGCCGGATATAAATTCATCCGATTCTATGAAGGCAAGACAATGATCGTGTCAACTGCCGCTGAACTAAAAGAGGACGGCAGCCACAAAATGCAGATCGCCACCTGGTATGAAATGGACCCGAAGAAGGAGGCCGCCCATCGAATGGGACTGATCGTAAAGAAGAACACTCGTTAACTAAGACAAGGGTCCGGTCGGCGGGGCCGACCCCCCCCGTGCCCGTCAAGGAGTGTTCTCTGCAAATATACTCACCATGCCCGTACACGGAATAAAGAACCTCGACCAGCGCCTGCTGAAGGTCCGCAGCGACCTGGTCAATAAGCTGCCCAAGAAGCTCGGGCAGGCCGCCGAGACCCACTTCCGTGAGAGCTTCAAGAAGGGCGGCTTCACAGACCGCACATTCGTGAAGTGGAAGCCGAGGGCAAGACCTCCCATGAACAGCAAGGGCAAGGTGCGCAACCACACCGTTCTCTACCAGCACGGGCTGCTGCGCAACAGCGTGCGGCTGGTGCGCTATAACTGGGACGACATACAGGTTGTGGCCGGTGGCTCACACGTGCCGTACGCCGCGATCCATAATGAGGGCGGCACCATCAGCAAGTCAGTGTCCGTAAGGGCATACGACCGGCGGGCGCACATGCGCAAGACCAGGCGCGGCAAGCGTGTAGCCGTCAGAGCCTCCGAAGTAGGAGCCTCCACCAGGCACATGAACACCGTTATACCTCGCCGCCAGTTCATGGGCGATAGCTACGTCCTGCGCATGGAGCTGCGCCGGATCACCCTGAAAGCCATCATTGAACCGATGCTTAAATAGCCTTGAACCCATGGACGAACTGATCCTCCAGAACGACACCCCGGACACTACGGCCCAAGACTGGGGCAAAGCCTACTTGGAACTATGCGAACTGCTCCATGCCAAGGTGCCCGGCCTGAAGCACTTCGACCTGTACTATGGGCAGGAGATGGCCGTGGACGGCGACGGCAACTGGCTCGCCTTCCGTGCGCCCGCCGTGTTCTTCGAGTTCTCCGCCGCCCAGGTGGTGGACCTCGGAGGCATGTCCCAACAACTGGACATGGAGATCACCGTGTACCTCTACGTGGAGACGGTGCAGGACACCAACAAGGGCAGCCTTGGGCAAGCCCGCGCCATGGAGTTCACCGGGCTTCTACGGCAGATACACGCGGCACTGCACGGCACCAGCGGCGAGCACTTCAGCACCTTGGGCCGCACCGGCCTTCGCCGCGTGGAAGCCCCTCCCTATGTATACATGTACGCGCAGTCCTACGGTTGCGTACTGATCGACAACGGGGCGGTGGTGAACCTTCCGGACATCGCCGCGCCGCCGCTGGACGTGCAGCCGGACCCGGCCTAAGCCTTACTCCAGATGATGTCCTCCACGCGCCGCCTGCTGATCCAGTACTTCTTCGCCAGCTCGTCGATCACATAGTCCACGGTGTACTTCGGCTTGCGCCCGTTCTTGGTGGCGCGTAGCCGTTCGTAATCCTCCCGGAGTGCGGCATTCCTGCCTGCGTGCAGATCTCTATCTCTCGCCATATCTTGTATCAACTACAGCCACAAAGCACCAGTGCGACGATCCCAGCGAAGAAGCCCAAGAGGGCCAAGGCCAGCTCCCAGGTGAAGCGGTAGGGCCGCTCCCTCATTGCACCAGCCTCCTTCTCAAGTCCTGCACGGCGCGGTGGTGCAGCACCTTCACGGTACCGTGTTGTCGCTCCATCTCCTTCGCCACCTCCACCAAGCTCGCCCCTTCCAGCACACGGCGCACCACATAGCGCTTGAGCGGAGTGAGCGAAGCGATGGCCAGGTGCAGGCGCTCGTGGCCATCCTTGCGTTGCAGCAGCTCATCGGGCAGGAGCTGGTCGTCCGTGAGCCACTGCTCCATGGTGGGCAGCTCAGCCGATGGGCGGTTCACCTTGCGGGCGCGGAAGGAGTCCAACGCTGCATGGCGGGCCACGGTAATGGCATAGCTCCTGTGCCCGCCTTCATACAGTGGGCCATGTTTGCGGAACCGATGAAGGATGCGCAGGCTGACTTCTTGGCGCACATCAGCACGTTCATGTTGCGGCACAGAGGTCACATTGATGGCCCAGTCAATGGCATCCTGGTACTGCTTCACGAAGGCAACGGCAGCCGCATCCGCATCAAGCGGACAGGGCCGCCCGGTGTCTCCACCAAGCAGCCCCGTGTTCCCAAATCCATGACCTATCATGGAAGGCAAAGAACGATCGGTTCCGGCGCATTGGCTCGCGGGGCTGCTGAGTGCATCAACGCCCTTGTTGATTCACGAGAACGCAGAAGGCCCGCCGATGGGCGGGCCTTCATGCCTTATAGTGTTTCAAATTACAGGCGCAACGGCACCAGGTAGCGTTCCCGGATCTTCCGGAGGCGGGTCACGAGCCATTCGTCCCGCTGGTCGCCCTGAACAAAGGGAAGACTGGTGCTTACATAAAGCGCTACCGTTTCCTGAACAAGCACTTTGGCCCGTTCGTAGAGTAAGCGGTCGGCATCGCACATGTCCTTCTCGCGCAGCTGTTCTGCAAGTCGCACCCATGAAGCCACGTGCTGCTCCTTTGGGGTAAGTGGATTTTTATCCAGCCCCATCACTTTGCCTTTACAGATGCCGACGCCCTGCGGTCCCCGTATGCCCGCAAGATCTCCATCAGGCGGAAAGGCCCCCACAGGCTGGCCTGCGTGCTTGCATCGAGGATCAGCTTGTCGCTTTCGAACAATATCATGGACAGACAAGCCCGAAGGTTATCCTCCATGAGCTTCGCATCCAACTCCTCGCACAGCAGCAAGAGCAGGTCATTCATTAACTGATCATCTATCCTGCCGGGTAGGCGGCGGCCATCGTTGGTGAAGTTGATGTCCATGGCTCAGGCGAGGTTAAGGGTGAGCTGGCCAATGCGGTAGCCACGCGCCACCATGAGCATGCGCAGGGCGGTATCGTCCACGAACCAGGCGGAGGCGGACATGCCGAAGAGCTTGATGTGGTGCTTGTTCTCCGACGCGAGGTGGCGCACGGCGTTCAGCGGCTGGCGGTGCATGGTGCCGATGGCGTAGAGCAGGTCCTGCACGTTGTACCAGGCGCGGCCCCGCAGCACCACCATGCGCACTTCGCCTTGCATAAAGGCGATGCGATCGTAGGGCAGGTGTTGCGCATCCCAGTATTGGCGGGCGGCCGGCGAGGTGAACAGCCTCCGCTCCGCATGCTCCTCCCGCGTGGCGCGGGGCTGCATCGGCGAGGGGCGCCTGGTGGCAGGCTTCTGGTAGCCGCCGGTGCGCCGTATGCTCGGCAGCACCGTGCCCGTTACCCAGCGGCGGAACACCTTGGCCTCCGCCTTCCGGCTTCGGAAGATGAGGCTGTACAGGCCGCTCTCGTTCACCAGCTGCATATTACGCCGCTGGACCCTGGTGTAACCATTGGTTACATCAGCCACATCTGATGTCAGGATCGCTGACACCATCACCTCATCCTCATCCAGACCGGTCATGGCCTTTCTGGAATTGGAAAGGCCAAGGATGCCACAGAGGTCCTTGGCCACAAACCACGGTTGGTTTTTCACAACCAGTGTACGCACCTGTTGGGTATCGCCGTAGGTGAACACGGCGGGTGTTAGGTCACCACCCTTCTTCGCTGCTGACATGCGCTTAGAGGGTTTAATAGTCGGAGCCCCGAGTGGGGTGTGTCAGCACGTCACTGGGACGGCTTGGCCGACATTACTGTGCGGCTCACCCTTCGAGGCTCCTTCTTTTGAATCAGGGAAATGCGCCCTGTGATTCGTGCTGACGGAACAAACGTAAGGCTTTGTTCCTTACCGGCGCAAACTGGCTTGGGAGTTTTGCACCGGGCAGTGTTCAGGCTACTTGCCGTTCACCGTGCAGATGGTGCGCTGCCAGAAGAAGTAGTTGGCCTGGCTCAGCTCCACGGTACTGATCTCGGTGATCTCCCCGTTGCGGCAGGCTTTCAGTATGCCTGCATCGCCGTGTACATGGAACACGCCCAGCACGGTAGTGGCCTTGGCCTTGCCGGTCTTCGGGCCGACGGGGTTGCTGGTGGCGGCCACCGGCAGCACCATGCCGCAGGAGGTAAAGGCCATGGCTCCCATGGCGAGGACGAACATCTTGAGTGACTTCTTCATTGGTTTGGGGTTTTGGTTTAACGAGAGTTGAACGGTCGGCAAAGTATCGTTTCAGGCCATGCGGGCGGTGCCGCTGGTACTGTGCAGGGGCTTGATGCCGAGGACGCAGTAGTCCGGCGCGATGCCGAAGCTGCCGCCCGCGAGCACGTAGGTGATGAGGCAGGTGGTGCGCGGGCCGAGGTAGCGCTGCTCCAGCGGGTGCCACGAGCTGAGGATAAGGTGATCACCCACGGCGAAGGCGTGGTCGTGCTTGCGCACTTCGAAGGTCTTCGCACCGCTGGCCACGGCGGCGTAGTACTCTGGCCAGCACTTCAGCGCATGCACCCGGCGGGTAGGCGTGGGCATGGACACGGCGCTCGGCCTGGTGCGCCACGCTCCACAGCGCTGGCAACACATCCAGCGCCACCTGTGTCCGAAGAGGAAGCAGAAGAGGTTCATCGGTGATCAACGGGGTCGTCGCAGTCCGGCAGCAGGAGCCACACGAGCAGGAGGATGAGTAGGGTGGCCGCTTTCATGGCTTCTTAAACCGCGCGCAACTGGTGATGGTGACATAGCCGCTGCCTCCTTTGAGCTTCCCCTGGCACACGTACACCCTGATCGTCTGCTCTTTCAGGCCGAGCAGGTCCGCCGCCTGCACGTAGGTGATGCTGTTCCTCGGCGCGTCCTTCGGTGCGATGTGCTGGAGCACGATGCGCTGGGCCTCCTGCCGCGCAAGGCGCAGAATGGTCCGCTGCACGTGCGGGTTCACCATCAGCTCGATCACTTCTTCGGCGTTCATGCCTGGTCGTCCATTAGCCGCTGGGCAGTCTGTACCTCATCGGAATTCAGGCCATAGCGCTCTATCAATGCGGGTAGGCCCAGCTCCAGGCATTCCTTCACGTATGGAATGTCAGGCAATGTGCTGGGCGAACCTTCGTTCCACTCGCAATTGGGGCACTCGGAGGCGTAGTCATCGCAGTCGTGTGCGGCCAGCTCACCGATCACATCCTCAATGATGCCGACCGCGTCCTCAATGTCGCCTGCGTTGTTCTGTCGCA